CTACAGGCAACACAAAACTTGTTCTTAATGGACATGATCGCTTTGCTGAAAGACCCCTTGAATACTTCACACAAACTCAAGTATGGCAACACCACACCGGTACCCCTGTTCAATGTGATGGACAAAGTACTACTAAGGGTACTGGTAAAGCTTCCACAGATGAAATTGCTGTTTACTCGTTTGCTCTCAAACCTGAAGAACACCAACCATCTGGTACATGCAACTTCTCGAGAATCGACAATGCTCAACTCAAAATGGCTAGCAATAGTTCTAGTGCGACAGTAAACATCTACGCGGTCAACTACAATGTACTCAGAGTCATGTCGGGTATGGGTGGTCTCGCTTACTCAAATTAGATTTAATTTTATACCTTTTAGTACATTACAAAAATTTATTTTTTTATTTAAATAATTTTATTATTTAAGTTTATTATAAAATTATTTTCTTACTATATAGTATAAAAAACAATGGGAGGAGGATTAATGCAACTCGTTGCCTATGGCGCTCAAGATATCTATCTTACCGGTAATCCACAAATTACCTTTTTCAAAGTAGTATACCGCAGACACACCAACTTCGCGATGGAGTCTGTTGATCAAACTCTTAATGGAACACCTGATCTTGGAAACAAAGTAACCGCGACTGTTTCGAGAAATGGCGATCTTGTAGGAAGAATGTACTTAGAAATCCCTGTAACTTTAGAAGGTACTATAGGTTCTACCCCATTTACAGGTGTAAACCCTGGACACACTGTAATTAATGAAGTAGAAGTTCAAATTGGTGGTCAACAAATTGATAAACAATGGGGACACTGGATGGAAGTATGGGCTGAACTTACTGAACCAAATGATGCTGGAAGTATGGGTCTTACATCAGGAGGTAGTGGTACAAGATTTCAAAATATGGCTCTAGCAGGTGGTGTTGTACAAAAAACAGCTGCTGTTGGTGATGATACACAAGATGTAACTGCTACTTGCCGTGTTCCTCTTCAATTTTGGTTCAATCGCAATCCTGGACTTGCTCTTCCACTAATTGCTCTTCAATATCACGAAGTTAAAGTAATGGTAACTTTTGCTTCTTCTGTTCCAGGATTAAGTGGAATTGGTCAAACACAACTTTGGGCTGATTACATCTACCTTGATACTGATGAACGTAGACGTTTTGCTCAAGTATCTCATGAATACTTAATTGAACAAGTTCAACATACAAGTGGTTCTGATTCTTCTCTTGATCTTAACTTTAATCATCCAGTAAAAGAACTTGTATGGACTGGTGCTTATACTGCAACAACTGGTTTAAGAGCTGCCTTTAATTCAGATTCTAAATTTAAACTTGTTCTTAATGGACATGATCGTTTCGCGGAAAGACCAATGGAATACTTCACACAAACACAAGTATGGCAACATCACACAGGTACCCCTGTCCAATGTGATAATCAATCATTAACTGTTAGTGATCCTCAAGTACCCGCCGATCAAAATAATAATGCTGCTTCAACTGGTAAAGCGTCAACAGATGAAGTTGCTGTTTACTCGTTTGCTCTCAAACCTGAAGAACACCAACCATCTGGTACATGTAACTTCTCAAGAATTGACAATGCTCAACTTAAAAACTCTGGAACTGCGAATGCTAATGCAAATGTATATGCCGTAAACTACAATGTACTCAGAGTTATGTCGGGCATGGGTGGTCTCGCTTACTCCAACTAAGCAAGAGAAAATCTCGCTTACTCCAACTAAGCAATCTTGCTTACTCCAACTAGAGCAATATTGCTTAACACTAATAAACCTTATAAACTTATTTTTAGACTTATAATAATCGTAAAATTATTATAGATTTATTTTCTTAATATATATTATAAAATACAATGGGAGGAGGTTTAATGCAACTCGTTGCCTATGGCGCTCAAGATATTTATCTTACTGGTAATCCCCAAATTACCTTTTTCAAAGTAGTATACCGCAGACACACCAACTTCGCGATGGAGTCTGTTCAACAAACTCTTAATGGAGCTGCTGATTTTAATAAAAAAGTAACTGCGACTATTTCTAGAAATGGTGACTTAGTAGGAAGAATGTATGTAGAATGTGATCCATCTGCTGTTGTAGCAGGTAACACATTCGCGCCCAATCCATTACATCAACTTCTTAAAGAAATGACTGTTGAAATTGGTGGTCAACAAATTGATAAACAATATGGTCACTGGCTTAATGTATGGACTGAACTTACTGAACCAACCAATGTATCTATCTTAGACTCAAATGGTGAATACTCTGCTTCACATGTTATGAGATCAAACGATGCTGCAGAAGTTCGTGTACCTCCAACACCTTATCAAAGAATGTCATTCGGTGTTAAATCTGCTGGTGTTGCTGTAGCAGAAAAAAGAGCAGCAGTTCCTCTCCAATTCTGGTTCTGTCGTCATCCCGGACTTGCTATTCCACTTATTGCTCTCCAATATCATGAAGTTAAGGTTTCTCTTACATTTGATACAAATGCTAATGTATCTACTAGTGCTGGTTCTCTATCGTCTGTACAACTTTGGGCTGACTACATCTACCTTGATACTGATGAACGCAGACGTTTTGCCCAAGTATCGCATGAATACCTTATAGAACAAGTACAATACCAATCATCTTCTCCTGCTTCTACACATAAACTCAACTTCAATCACCCAGTTAAAGAACTAATCTGGTGTGGTCAAAAAGCTGCTGGTGCTGGTGTACATGGAAGTTCTGCTACTCCTGTAAGAATATCTTTACATTCTTCATCTGGAACCAAAATTCGTAATACAAATGATACAGTAACTCTTAAACTAAATGGACATGATCGTTTTGCCGCTAGACATGATACTTACTTCACTCGTACACAACCATGGCAACATCATTCTAATCCAGGAGGAGGAGTTGCGTCGGATGCCATATCGGTATATTCGTTTGCTCTTAAACCTGAAGAACATCAACCATCTGGTACTTGTAATTTCTCTAGAATTGATAATGCTCAACTAGTATTCTCTAATAAAGTATGCGGTGGTTCCGTAAGTGATGGTCTTCACATCTACGCCGTTAACTACAACGTACTCAGAGTTATGTCGGGTATGGGTGGTCTTGCTTACTCCAACTAAGCAAGAGAAAATCTCGCTTACTCGAACTAGAGTAATGAATAAAAACAAAATTAAATACTTATTTTTATATTATATATATAGAACTATTACAAGTTTAAATATAATTAATTATTTTTCTAATAATATTATAATAGTATAAATAAATGGGAGGAGGTTTAATGCAACTCGTTGCCTATGGCGCTCAAGATATATATATTACTGGTAATCCTCAAATAACTTTTTTCAAAATTGTTTATAGGAGACATACAAATTTTGCGATGGAAACAGTTCAACAATCTTTAACTGGTACAAATGTAGCAAATAAAGACACAAAAAAAGAATGTTCTTCAATTATTTCTAGAAATGGAGATTTAGTAACTAATCTATATGTAACATCAAGTACAGCAGGTATAGTTAATGGAGATGCTATTGTAGATGATTGTATGATTGAAATAGGAGGTCAAAAAATAGATAAACATTATAAAGAATGGATGCAAATTTGGGCTGAATTAACTACATCAGAATCAAAAGCACTTGCTTATAAAAATATGACTGGTTCATTTTCTCATAGTTTAAATAAAACAGATACAACTTCTCCAGTAGGAGCAAATTTAATACAAATACCTATATTATTTTGGTTTTGTAGAAATCCTGGTTTAGCATTACCTCTAATTGCTTTACAATATCATGAAATTAAAATTAAAATAACATTAGGTTTAAGTACAAATATTGGTGGAGGTACAGAGTCAACAAAATGTGATGCTGAAATAAAATTATTTGTAGATTATATATATTTAGATACTGATGAAAGACGCAGATTTGCCCAAGTATCTCATGAATATTTAATTGAACAATTACAAAGAGTAGAATCTACAAATGGAGTTAAACATAATTTAAATTTAAACCATCCTGTTAAAGAAATAATTTGGACATCGCCAATGACTAATGCTTATGGAACTGCTAAAATACAATTAAATGGACATGATCGTTTTACTGAGCAAGAAGAAGAATATTTTCAATTAAGACAACCATATGATTATCATACTGCTGTACCAGGTACAAATATTGAAATACAAGAAAGTTCAGAAATAATACAATATGATAATACTAGTAATTCAGTATTAAAAGGTATTACAGATTTTGTTAGTGGTTCTATTACTTTAGATGCACAAGCAAAACTAAGTGATGGAAATTTACAATTTAATTCTAATATAGATCCTAAATTAAAAATAGGTGATATTTTATTAGCAACATCTGTAACAACTAATGCAGGTGATGTTATTTCACAATTTATTACTATAACAAGTGGGTCAAATAATACATATCAAATTAATAATAAAGATACAAATACATATAAAAATTTTGGGACCAGTAAAGGTTCTTTACGATTAATATCAAGAATACAAGAATCTAAATCAAGATGTTCTAATTTAAATAAAAAAATAAATGTATATTCATTTGCTTTACAACCAGAAGAACATCAACCATCAGGTGCTTGTAATTTCTCTAGAATTGATAATGCTAAATTAATTTTTAATTCAGAAACAGGTTCTGATTCTACAGCAGATGCTATAAATATTTATGCTACTAATTATAACGTTTTAAGAATTATGAGTGGTATGGGTGGTTTAGCTTATTCTAATTAAACTCTAGCCCATACATTTACTCTGTGTTTACCAGAACCCACTTCATGTGATTCAACATTTCTATATTTTTTTAATTTATGTAATGAATATAACATTAGTTTTTTATTAATTTGTTTATTATTTACATAACTCTTTTTTAAAATTGTTTTTAAAGATAAAGGTTGCGAGAAATCTAATTCATCTAATTTTTTTTCTACTATATCCATTATAAACTTACTTAAAATTAATTAATTTATATTTAAATAATTTTAATAATGGATACTGCAAACACAAATGATACTAATATAAATAATAAACAAAATAAAAGAAAAAAAATTATATTTTGTTTACCAGGTAAAAGTTATTCTAATCAGTTTCTATTAGCATGGAGTGATTTAATTTTATGGTGTAGTCAAAATAATTTTGATTTTTCAGTATCTCAAAATTATTCTAGCGTTGTTCATTTTGCTAGAACATTATGTTTAGGTGGTGATAATACAAGAGGTAAACTACAAAAACCTTTTGATCATAAATTAGATTATGATTATATTATGTGGATTGATAGTGATATAATTTTTAAAGTAGATGATTTTAAAAAATTATTAGAATCTGAAAATGATATTACATCAGGAATTTATAAAATGGAAAATACTATTAATTATCCAACAGTTATTAGTTGGGATACAGAATATTTAAAAGAAAATGGTAAATTTCAATTCTTAGATGATGATAAAATAAAAGAATTAAAAGATAAAAATAAATTATTAAATAATAGATATTTAAATGTTGAATATACTGGTATGGGTTGGATGTTAATTAAAAAAGATGTTATAGAACAATTAAAATATCCTTGGTTTTATCATGACCTATATGAAGTAGATGATTTTGTAGAGATGTTTAGTGAAGATGTTTCATTTTGTAAAAATCTAAAAAAAGCAGGATTTGATATTTATGTAGATTTAGATGTTAGAGTAGGACATTATAAAAGTTTCATAATTTAGAACTTAGATTTTAATTTATTGCATATTAACTATATTAGGATTATTATGAGAAATAATATAATTATTATTATTAATGTCATTAACAAGATTTTGTAATTGTTGTTCATTCATTTCATCATATTCTTTTAATTCTTTAATTTGTAAGTACATATATATACTTACAATTATTATTAAGACTACTGCTACAAAATTCATTAAAGATAAAGCACTCATTTTTATTATTTAAAATAAATTAATTTATTATTTAAAGTGATTTTTTTAATTCAAAATAATTCATCTTTTTTTGATTATTTTTTTCTTTAATATTATAATTTAAATCATTATATTTTTCATATTTATTAATAGTTTCTATAGCATTATCATAATCATCTTTACTAATATGTTCTTCTTTTAAATGTTCAGGTAATATACAAAATTTAGATTTTTCATTAAATAAACCATTGGAAAAAACTATGAACACTGATGTTAATATTAAAGATATTACTATATTTCTTGTTCCAATAAAGAATATACTGAATATTGTAAATCTTCTAATTATTTTTAATTTTAATAAATTTTGTGTACTCTTACTTATATCTACTATTAAATACTTACTACCTATATTTAACATTAATAGTGCTATACCTGCTAAATATTTGTTTCCATTAAAATTATTTAATTTATTAAATCCATCAATATACTTCATATTTATTTATTAAAATAAACTTTTTAATAAATATAAAAATAATAAATTAATAGTATTATTATTTTATTAAAATAAACTTTTTTATTCTTTTTTATTCTTTTTATTCTATTTATTCTATTTCATAAATAAAATATTATCAAATTCTAAAAATACTAAAAATATAAAATATAGAATACCATATGTTATATTATAATTTGCGATTATAAATAATGATAAATATAATAATATTTTAAAAATATATTGTTCATTTAACTCTAAAATAATTTCAGGATATATAACTTTAAAATCAAGCGAATATCTTATTAATACATAAATTATTAATATGAATAAAATATAATCTATATATTTTTTTGTATCTATTTTAGATAACTTAGTAAAATTTAACATATTCATATTTAATTAAATATAATAAAATTATTAATTATTTAGAATACATATAGTTTTTCATCTACTTTTTTTTCTTTCATTAACATGCCTAATTGTACAAATTGTTCTAAAATAAATATTAATAAAATACCACTTATTAAATATAAACCAAAATCTAAATAATTTTGGTCTTCTTCATATCTTCTTAGTTTATCTAGTTCTCTATTTTCTAGTAGCATCATATTAGGTCTTCCTAAAGTATCTGTTTTAATTTCTCTTTTTATAATAGGTTTTCTATATAATTCATCTTCATCTTGTTCTTCGTCTTCATTTTTTTCATATTCCATTAAATGATTTCCATCTGTTTGTTCTAATGGTTTAAATTCATGACTTCTATATAATTTATCAAAATAATCTAGTTCTTCATCTTCATCAATATATATTTCATGTTTTTGATTAGCATTTCTATTATTTTCTGTATACATATTTTTCTGACCAGTTAATTCAGGAGCATAATCATTAACACCGTAACCTGCATAATTATTTACTATATCATTCGATTGTATATTATTTAAATCTTTATTTGTATTTTTATCATATCTTCTAGAATAGTAATTACAAGAAGCTTCTTTTGGAGTTTTAACTTTTTTAGGTTTCTTCTTTTTCTTTTTATTAAAGTCAGAACCAAAAACTTCATCTAAACTAGCATAATTAACATTAACAATAGTCATTATTATTAATAATAAATAATATAAAAAAAATTTAAAATTATACTCTTTTTTTATTTTCTTATGTTAAATCTAATACAAATTTTCCTTTACTATTATATTTTTTTATTGTATTCTTAAATGGATGTTCTGTTTCTACTTCATCATTATTATTATAATAATCCATAATATCTCTTTGATAATTTTGATTAAATTTTTCTGTTTTATGTGTTTCTTCATTTTGAATTTGAAGTTGTTTTAATTGTAAATTTTTAAAATGTTCAGGAGCTTCTACATTATTTGTATTACCATTATTTATATTACCATTATTTATATTACCATTATATTTATTAAAATTATCTGGTTTATTATTTATATAAAAGTTATCATTAATTAAATTATTATTTAATGTTGAATATGCGTAGTAATTATAAGTTGGTATATTATTAGGATCATAATTTAGCATTGGTTTAAATATAGCATTATTATATTTTGTAGTAATTGGAGGTGATATTTTTTCTTGGTGACTAAAATCAATATTACTATTTCCATGTTGATTTTGTTTTGGTGTATAATAGTTTCTAGGGTCATAAACTTGATTATCTATTTTAGATTTTTTATCGGTTAGTTGTTTAAAACTATTCTTGATATTAGTTTTTTGTTTTTTATAATCTCTAATTTCTCTTGGGTCCCAAGATATATATAATATCTTAGGAAAGTAATATTTAACTAAAAAACCATTACTTCTTAATTGTTTCATGATGTAAGCTATACACATATTTAAATCATAAGAAGGTAATCCAAATACAACTTCTGGTATTTCATAAACTAACTTATATCTTTCTTTTTCAGAAGTTCTTTTAATTTTATCATGTATTTTATATAATACTTCATTATAACTTATATTCTTTTTCTCTTTTTTTTCATTTATATTTCTATATAAATCATAAATATTAAGTTTAGTTGGTGTTGTATTCATTATTAGTTCAAAAATATATTTTAATATAATTTAATATAATTAATTTAGATATTCAAATGTATTCCAATTTAGTATTAAGTGGAGGAGCGTTAAGAGCAGTCGGGTTACTAGGAGCAGTTAAATATTTAGAAGAACTTGATATACTTAAAAATATTAAACAATATGTAGGTACATCTGCTGGTTCTATTATATCATTTTTAATAATTATAGGTTATAATTCATCTGAAATAATAAATTTGCTATCTAATAAAGTTGATTTTTTAACTGATTTTGATTTTAATAATTTAACTAATATATTAGAAGATTATGGAATAGATGATTGTTCTAGAAATAAAAAAATATTAGAAGAATATTTATCTAAAAAAATAAATAAAAATAAAATTACTTTTTTAGAATTTACAAAAAAATTTGGTATTAATTTAATTGTTACAGGCACTAATTTAACTACACGACAAACTGATTATTTTAATGTTGATAATTATCCAGATATGAATGTTATAGATGCATTATTAATATCATCATGTATTCCTTTAATATATAAACCGATTGAATATAATAATTGTCTTTATATTGATGGTGGTATATATGATAATTTACCTTTAAAATATTTTAAAGAAAATGCAAATGAAACTTTAGGAATATATGTTCAGACATATTATTCTAATAAAAATGAAAATTTCTATAATTATTTTACTAATATTATTTCATCTGTAATGGATAAATTATCATATGATGAAGTTTTAAAAAATAATTATAATATTTGTTTAATATTTTATAATGAACCACGAGCGACAGATGCTAATTTTAATATATCTGAATTAACACTTACTATTAATAAAGATATATTTCAAAAATATTATGATTATGGTTATGAAGAATTCAAAAAATTTTATGATAATTTATTAAAGAATAAAGATATTGAAGTTAATAATTTAGTAAATAATAAAAATTAAATTATTATTTTACATATTTAAATTATCATCAATAAAACTTGTTAATGTTTTTACATCTCTATTACCTTCAAATTCTACAGTAGTTCCATCTTCTTTTTTAAGTATTAATGTTGGAAATTGTGTAACATTATATTTTTTAAACATTTTACTATCTTCTTCATTATCATAATTTTGTAAAATTATATTATTTTTATATGGTTCTTTTTCCATTTCTCTAACTAAGTTTTTCCAAACTGGTTTGAAATCTTTACAATGACCGCACCATTCTGCTGAGAAAAACATTAATTCTGATACACCATTATCAAATTTTTCTACTTTTTTACTATAATGTTCTTTATATAAATATATACAAAGTAGCAATACTAAAACAACAATTACAAATTTTTTATTTTTCTTTAGTAGTTTCATCATTTTTAAATTAATTAAATATTTTAATATTAAATTTAATTTAAAAATATAATCTATAT